TGATCCAAGAGGGTATACAAGAGCATGAGTGATAACACAGCACAAAAAATAGAAGAAGAAGAAAAAAATCAACTATCAGATTTAGAGATAGAAGTTGTAGATGATACACCTGAAGAAGATCAGGGTAGACCGCCAAGAACAGAGGGCACTAAACCTGATATTCCTGAAGATGATGAGATTTCCAAATATAAAGGAGATGCTCAAAAAAGAATAAAACAATTAAAATATGAATATCACGAAGAAAGAAGAGCAAGAGAGGCTGCACAAAGAGAAAAAGATGAAGCTATTAAACATGCAGAAAGAATACTACAAGAGAATAATAAATTAAAGAAAACTCTAGATGATGGTGAAGCCGTGCTAGTTGAGCAAGTAAAAGGCAAAACAAGCGCCATGATTGAAGCAGCTAAAAAAGAATACAAAGAAGCTTATGAAGCTGGAGATCCAGATAAAATTACAGAAGCTCAATTAAAACTGAATCAAGCACAGGCAGAGCAGTTAAAAATACAAGATTATAAACCAAAACAAAGAACATCAGAAAAGCCAGTAGAGCAACAGAAAGCTTACACACCAGTTCAGAAACAAGAGCCTACAAAAGAAGATAAGGCTTGGATGGCGGAGAACGACTGGTTTCAAAAAGATGGTTATGAAGAGATGACAGGGTATGCGTTAGGTGTGCATCAAAAACTAATAAAAAAGAATGTGAGTCCTAAAGTAGAACCTGAATTATATTATAGTGAAATTGACAAAGCAATGAGAGCTAAATTTCCAGAAGAGTTTCAAGACAATCAGACTGCTGAGACAAAAGAGGTAACAGCACCTCAGCGATCTGGTGGCTCCGTGGTTGCCCCTCCAAGTAGAAGTGCAAAACAACCACGCAAAGTGCAACTAACCTCAACACAAGTAAGCCTTGCCAGACGGCTAGGACTTAGCAACGAGCAATATGCAGCACAGCTTTTAAAGGAGGCTACTAATGGCTGATAGAACTTTACGCACAGAAGAGAGTAGAGAAGCAACAAAAAGAAAAGTCACATGGACTAGACCAAACTCTATCCCTGATCCTGCTCCAAAACCAGGAGTGGAATACAGATGGATACGCACATCGACATTAGGTCAAGCTGATATGACAAATGTTTCTTCTAAATTTCGTGAAGGTTGGGAGCCAGTGAGAGCAGAAGATCATCCTGAATTAAAAGTGCTGACCGATGTTGATTCCAAGTTTAAAGGCAATGTAGAGGTTGGAGGTTTGCTACTTTGCAAGAACTCCACAGAAAATATGGATGCAAGAAGAGACCATTATAAGAACAAAAACGATCAGCAGATCGCTTCTGTAGATAATAATTATCTTCGTGAATCTGATTCGAGGATGCCAGTTCTGAAGCCAGAAAAGGTTACTCGCACATCTTAATAAAGCTAACTTAACCGAAGAGGATAAAAAAATGAGTAGTGTAGCAGCACCATTTGGATTAAACCCAATCGGTAGATTCGATGCAGGTTCATTAGAGGTATTTAGACAATACCCTATTAAATCTGGAGAAAGTACAGCTATAGTTAAGGGCGATATTGTCCAGCTAGTTAATGCCAGTAATGCAACTACAATTGCAAAAATGACAGGAACTATGGATGGTTCAGCGACTGATTTATGCGGTATTTTCATGGGTTGCCGATTTACAGATCCAAATACAAATCAGTTGACTTTTAGTCAGCATTTCCCTGCAAGTACAGCAGCGGATGATATAATGGCTTATGTTGTAGATGATCCTAACGTATTATTTACAATTCAAGCTGATGGATCTTTTTCTAACGAGAGAGACATTTACGGAAAAAATGCACCTGTGGTACAAAATAGTGCTAATACAACATTGGGTATTTCCCGTGTTGCATTGGATGCTTCAGAAATATCAACAGCAACAGGTGACGGCATAAAAATAATTGACTACTTAGGTGGTGATTTAGGTGATGAGAAGGGAAGCAACTTTCCAATCTTGGTTTGTAAGTTTAACTATCATCAGTTGTCATCAACTAGTGGCGCAGCTTAAGGAGAGATAAATGGCGATTTCAAGAGCACAACTCCTTAAGGAGTTATTACCAGGACTTAATGCTTTATTTGGTCTTGAGTATGAAAAGTATGAAGATGAACATGCTGAGATATATGAGACAGAAAATTCAGAGAGAAGCTTTGAAGAAGAAGTCAAGTTGTCAGGTTTTGGTGCAGCACCAGTTAAGCCTGAAGGGTCAGCTATATCTTTTGACTCAGCGCAAGAGTCTTTTACTTCAAGATACAACCACGAAACTGTGGCTATGGGCTTTTCAATAACAGAAGAAGCAATGGAAGATAATCTTTATGATTCATTGTCAGCTCGTTATACGAAAGCATTAGCTAGAGCAATGGCTTATACAAAGCAAACTAAAGCCGCTGCATTGCTAAACACAGGCTTTGATACTTTTCAAAGTGGCGATGGTGTAACATTGTTTAACACAGCACACCCAACAGTGGCTGGAGGTAACAATAAGAATAGACTAACAACAAATGCGGATTTGAATGAAACATCTCTTGAGCAGATGGTAATTGATATTGCAGCTTTCGTAGACGAAAGAGGTTTATTGATTGCAGCAAGACCAAGAAAGTTAATCATTCCACCTGCATTAATGTTTGTCGCAACAAGACTATTGCAGACAGAAGGAAGAACAGGAACTGCTGACAACGATATTAATGCCTTAAGATCAAATGGTAGTATACCAGAAGGATTTGCTATAAATCACTATCTAACAGATACTGATGCCTTCTTTTTAACTACTGATGTTCCAAACGGCATGAAGATGTTTGTCAGAACACCTATGGCAACTTCTATGGATGGAGATTTTGACACAGGCAATGTAAGATACAAAGCTCGTGAAAGATACTCATTCGGTGTATCAGATCCATTAGGGATGTTTGGTTCACCAGGAGCATAACTATCCGAGGGGACAGCAATGTCCCCTTTTAACCCTTGACAGAAAGTGCACATGCACTTTTTGACATTTGCCAAGACAAGGAGTGTAACATGGCTAATACAACTTTTTCAGGTCCAGTCCGATCTAAGGGTGGATTTAATGTAATAAATGAAAATAGCACTACAGGTGCTATTACCCAAACTGGCTTTTCAGTAAACTCTACAGGTCAGCTAATATCTTTAGGCTCAAGAAAAATTCAAACCTTTGTGGGTTCTCTAGCCGCAACAGACACAGCATCAGCTTATGCTGATGGTGATGTGCTTGTTGAATTAGGAACTCTTAATTCAGATCATCCAGATGAACTGGTGACAGCAACAAAGTTTTTTATTCATAAAGCTGTAGTAGGTATTACAACCGCAGCAGGTCAAACACTAGCTGGAAGCTTACAATTAAGTGCAACAAGTGGCACAGCAACTAATGCAGCAGTTTCTTCAGGAACAGAGATTGTGGGGGCAGGTGTTGCAGCTTTTTCAACTACATTGTCTGCTGCTTTATCTATAACTGAAATTGACATTAATTTTAATAACACAGCAGGAAACTTTCATGTATTTGAACCGAATATAACTGCTCCAATCGCAAGTAATGTTTTGTATGCTGCGGCAACGACAACATTAAATGCAGATGCAACAGCAGGTAGATTCACAGTAGAATTAGAATATTCTGTATTTTAAAGGGAGGCAAACATGGCATCAAGATCAGATGTAAAATCTATCTTAATTACAGCCGATGCAAATGCTGCCGATGATGATTCTGTTTTTGCAAATCAAAGACCTAATACAGATGCTACAATAAATGGCGCAGATGCTAGTGGAGGTGTTGCAACTTTTACTGGTGGGCAGCTATTAACTGTTACAACAGCTGGGACTGGAGACAATGGTAAAACAGTCACAATAACTGGCACTGATGTTTTGGGTGCAGTCCAAACAGAAACGATAACCTTAACAGGATCTGCTACAACACATGACGGTAGTAAGTTCTTTAAAACAGTTACAGCGGTTTCTGTATCAGCTCAACCAGCGGCTAATATTAAGTTAGGTCATTTAGCAACCACAGTTAAAGATGTAATATTTGGTGGAAGCATAAGAATAAAAGGCGTTATGATTGTGAACTCAGCTACAGCTGGTACAATAGATTTCGTTGAAGGGTCTACAACTGGGACAACTGTTATGCAGTTAAGGACTATTGGAGATGATGAAACTTCACGAGATGTTACCATACCAGAGCAAGGTGTTGTTTGCAGAGATGGTTCATTTATATCTTATACCTCAGCAACATTCGCATTTATGACTGTGTTTTTTGCATAGGTGAATTGTGGCTAGGAAGGCAGATAAACAGCCACCTAAAACCAAAAAGTATTTTCGCCCCACAAAAGCTGGGGCGGGAATGACAAAGGCTGGTGTTGCTCGTTATCGAAGAGATAATCCAGGCAGTAAATTAAAAACTGCTGTCACTGGCAAAGTTAAACCTGGGAGTAAAGCGGCTAAGAGAAGAAAATCTTTTTGTGCTAGAAGTGCTGGTCAAATGAAAAAATTTCCAAAAGCAGCGAAAAATCCTAACAGTAGATTACGACAAGCAAGACGAAGGTGGAAGTGTTGATTAGTAGATCCTCAATGAAAAATCAAATGAAAGGAAATAAAATGAGAAAAAAAATGATGAGTTATCAAAAGGGTGGAGGCTTGGGTGGACTAGCTTCTGCGCTAAGTCCAGTCTATGGTATTATGAAAGGGCAAGGTCCATTTTCTAAATTAGCATCTATGTTGCCTAAAACAAATTTAATTGGTGTCCTTGCAAAAGAGAGAAGAGACAAAGCCAGAGGCATACGAGCAGCCGAAGCAACACCTATGGAGAAAATGATGGCAGGTGGAGTTGTGAAAAGAACAAGACCTATAGATGGTATTGCGACCAAAGGGATGACCAAAGGGAAAATTACATAATGAACATCGATAAATTACGAGATGAATTAAAAGTAGATGAGGGTGTAAAATACGAAATATACCTCGATCATCTTTCTCTGCCAACGCTGGGTGTGGGGCATCTTATAAAAGATACAGATCCAGAAAGTGGGTTACCTGTAGGAACAAAGATTGAAGAAGAAAGAGTTAACGAATTGTTTGATGAAGACATACAGGTCACAATACAGGAGTGCAAATATCTTTATAATGATTTTGATGATTTACCAGAAGAAGCCCAAAGAGTTATTGCGAATATGATGTTTAATTTGGGTAGACCTCGTTTAAGCAGATTTTTGAAGATGAAACAACATGTGGATAATAGAGACTTTGTTAGTGCAAGTGAAGAGATGAAAGACTCGAGATGGTATAGACAAGTAACTAACAGAGCACAAAGACTTTGTGACAGAATGGCTAATATAAGCACATAGGAGGTTTTATGAAAATGCCAATGAGACTTAAGACTGGAGGATTTTTATCTACAGGAGATGACAGAAGAGATTTAAATATAATTAGAACTGCCAAAAACTTAGATGATGGTCCAGCTTCATCAACATCATCAACAACATCTTCAAGCTCATCAAATGGCATGAGAGCAGGTGGAATGGTAAAGATGATGAAGAAAGGCGGCAAAAGCACAGTCAATAAAGCAGGTAATTATACAAAGCCAACAATGAGAAAAGCCTTGTTTAACAGAATAAAGGCTGGTGGTAAAGGTGGTAGACCAGGACAGTGGAGTGCTAGAAAAGCTCAAATGCTTGCAAAACAATATAAAGCCAAGGGTGGAGGTTATAGAGGATAATGGACCCAGCTTCAATAGGACTTGCTATAACGGCAGCATCAAAAGCATTTAGCGCAATCAAGGCTGGATTTGCAGCAGGTCGTGAAATTGAATCTATGGGTAAAGATTTAAGTCGCTGGATGGGTGCTGTTTCAGATGTGGACAATGTTGAAAAATCAGCGAAAAATGCATCTCCACTTCGTAAATTATTCAAAGGCAAAGAAATTGAAGCGAGTGCCATAGAAGCCTTCACTGCAAAGAAAAAGTTAGAGGCACAAAGACAGGAACTAAAGTCATTTATAAATTTTCATTATGGGGCTAATTCATGGAATGAGATTTTACACATGGAAAAAGAGATAAGGCTCCAGAGAAAAAAAGATATTTATGAGAGACAGGAGATGATACGGAAAATATGGGAAGGTGTAGGTTGGGTTGTATTATTTTTTACAGTTGTAGGATTTGTTGTATTTCTTGCCTGGTTATACAAAGAGAGTAGAAAATGACACAAAAAAAATTACAACAAACATCAAAATATAGTTCCTACGATATCAATAATGACGGTGTGGTCAGCGATGAAGAATTTAGTCACATGGCTGAAATAAAGAGACTTGAGCATGATTTACGAAAACAAAGAGCACAAAGACGAATGGCAACTGCCAGTTTAATTGCAATGGCTAGTTTTACTATTGCCATGTTCTTTGTTGATCTTGAAAGAGTTAAAGCACTTTCAGATATTAGCAACCTTTTTTATCTGACAGGCGGTGGCATTGTGGCTGCATACATGGGCGCCAGTGCTATAATGAATAGGAACGGAAAATAATGGTAGCAAAGATTTCAACAATAAAAAGTAAACTTAAATCAGGTAAAAAATTGGGGTTTAGTGAGAGAGCAAGAGCAGTAAACAAAGGATTAATTCCAAGTAAACAAAAGAGAAAAAAGAGAAATGGTAAATAAATGGTTAGAAAAGATCCAAAAGTTGGAACAGGGAAAAAGCCTAAAGGTACAGGCAGGAGACTCTATACTGACGAAAATCCAAAAGATACTGTTAGGATTAAGTACGCAACTGTTGCTGATGCTCGTGCAACTGCTAGAAAGGTTAAAAATATTAATAAGCCTTTTGCTAGAAAAATTCAAATCCTCACAGTTATGGAACAAAGGGCAAAAGTTGCTGGAAAAAATCAACAAGCCCAAATTGCGAAAAGGGCGAAAGAAGCGATCAGGAGACAAAAGAAAACAAGATGAGTAGTCAAACTATAAAATTTTGGGTATAATGAAATATGGCATTAAAAAAATCACAGAGGTCACTTCGTGCTTGGACTAAACAAAAATGGCGAACCAAAAGTGGTAAACCTAGTACACAAGGGAAAAAAGCAACAGGTGAACGTTATTTACCTTCGGCAGCGATTAAGGCTCTTTCTCCCTCTGAATATGCCGCCTCTACGGCTGCTAAACGCAAGGCAACTCGAAAAGGTAAACAAGTATCTAAACAGCCCAAAAAGATTGCTAAAAAAACGGCAAGATTTAGAAAATACTCGTAATGTTATGGAGAAGTTAAAATATGCCAGTAGTAACCCCTGATCTTCCAGATATATTTCAAGAAGCCTATGAGAGGGCTGGTCTTGATATGAAGACTGGATATGACTTAAAAACAATTAGAAGATCGTTTAATATTCTTACTGCGGAGTGGCAAAACAGAGGGTTAAATCTTTGGACCATAGCAGAGGGAACACAATCGTTAACATCTGGAACTTCTACTTATACCTTGCCTACGGATACTGTAGATTTATTAGAACATCAAATAAGAACAGGCACAGGAACAAATCAAACAGATACAAATTTAACAAGAATAACTGTTTCAACATATGCACAAACAGCAAT